CAAGTACAATCATCTATCTCAGCAAGAAGAAAGAGAAGGATGGAACAGAAGTGGTCGGCAACCTTGTCAAGGCTAAGACTCACAAGTCACGTTTAAGTAAGGAGAACAAAGATGTTACCATACGTCTCTATTACGATGAGCGTGGTCTTGATCGATATTATGGTCTTCTTGAGTTGGGTGAACTGGGAGGTCTCTGGAAAAATGTTGCAGGTCGTTATGAGATAGACGGTAAGAAAGTCTATGCTAAAGCAATCTATAAAGATCCAGAAACATACTTCACACCTGAAGTGATGGAGAAACTTGATGCAATTGCAAAGGAGGAGTTTAGTTATGGATCGTAATACACGGCATAGTGTAGATAAAAGTAAAGAATTTATTAATTCTGGAATGACTCTAATTACTGACCTTGAAAGTGACAAGTATCTTGGAAAATCTAAAAATACTGAAGACAGGAATCAACGTCAGCAAAGTAGTTGAACAACTAAAGAAGTATCCACAGGACTGGGACCATCAGAAAAATCTGAAGGACTCCCAGTCCTTAGTTGATAGGGGATTTGCCGACTTGCCAATTAGCGCACTTCAACTTATAATGGGTAGTGTCAAACACAAAGATGACTTTGTTGGAGATTCGGAGATCAATGCTAAGACTCCTGCATATTCTCGTCATAGTGAGATTCGAAAGATTATACGTAAGCATTTTAAGAATGTTGACATTCACAGATGCGGATTTCTTTCACTTCCTATTGATGAGATTGTAGGAGCTCACATTGATGAAGGAACATACTATCTGAGCAGAAACAGATATCACCTTTCAATACTTGGAAGGTATCAATATTTCTGTGGCAAAGAAACTGTCATTGTTGAACCAGGAACTCTTCTTTGGTTTAACAACAAACTACCTCATGGAACCGTTAACATCGGTGATGAAACACGTATAACCTTCGTATTTGACATTCCACATGGACAAAGTTGAAATTCTAGTTCTTCGCAATCTTCTTTATAATGAAGAATACCTCCGTAAAGTGGTCCCCTTTATTAAGGCAGATTACTTTGAGGATTCTCAACAGAAGATTGTATTTGAAGAAATTCTAAACTTTGTAAATGAGTATAATCAACCTGCAACAACGGAAGTCCTTTGTATTGAGGTAGAGAAACGTCAAGATATTAATGATACTTCTTTTCAAGAGATTACTAAACTAATCAGTTATCTTGAAGATGTTCCCACAGACTATAGTTGGTTACTTGATACTACTGAGAAGTGGTGTCGAGATCGTGCTATCTATTTGGCACTCATGGAATCCATTGCTCTAGCAGATGGAAAAGATAAAGAGAAAGATCGAGATGCTATACCTAGTATTCTCTCAGACGCATTAGCAGTCTCCTTTGACTCTCATGTTGGGCATGATTACCTTGAAGATTATGAAGCAAGATATGAATCTTACCACCGAAAAGAAGATAAGATCGAATTCGACCTTGAGTATTTCAACAAGATTACGAAGGGTGGTCTCCCGAATAAGACACTTAACATTGCTCTCGCTGGCACTGGTGTCGGCAAAAGTTTGTTTATGTGCCATATGGCAGCTGCCTCACTCTTGGGAGGGAAAAACGTATTATACATCACGCTTGAAATGGCTGAGGAGAAAATTGCAGAGCGAATTGATGCTAACTTACTCAATGTACCTATTCAGGAGATAACAGATCTACCGAAACAGATGTTTGAAAGTAAGGTAACAAAACTTGCAGACAAGACTCAAGGCACCCTTATAATTAAAGAGTATCCAACCGCGAGTGCTCACAGTGGTCACTTTACAGCACTTCTTAATGAACTTGCACTTAAGAAATCATTTAGACCTGATATTATTTTCATTGATTACCTTAATATATGTGCTTCCAGCAGGTATCGCGGAAACAGCAATGTCAATTCATATTCATATATTAAGGCAATTGCTGAAGAACTTAGAGGACTCGCTTGCGAAGCAAACGTCCCTATCGTATCTGCCACCCAGACCACTCGTTCTGGTTATGGTAGCAGTGACGTTGAGCTTACTGACACTAGTGAGTCCTTTGGTCTCCCTGCTACTGCTGATCTTATGTTTGCCCTTATTTCAACTGAAGAACTCGAATCCTTGGGACAGATACTTGTGAAGCAATTGAAGAATAGATATAACGATGCAAATGTCAATAAGAGATTTGTGGTTGGAATTGATCGTGCAAAGATGCGTTTGTATGATTGTGAACAGACTGCACAAGATGATATTCTTGACAGTGGTAAGGAAGAGGAGTATAATAACGATGAGCACAAACCAAAGAAATCATTTGAGGGGTTTAAGTTTTGAACGGATACTACTCTGTATTTGATCCAACTGGTAAAAAGATTGCTGATTGTGGTTCTATTAAAGATGCCGTCAATCTTATTGGTACAAGAGGTGATGGACACTATTACCAATTCAAACCAACTTACGAAACCGTTGAGGTCAAACTTTTAGAAAGACCCAAACTTCCAACTAAAGATATCGTTGTCAATATGGACGGTGGTGTTGGTGGTAGTTGGAAAGAAGTTTCTGAAGAAGAATTTGATGAGATGTTCGTCGAATTCAATGATAAGAAAAAACAAATCAAACAACTCCCCGAAGATTGCCAAGAACCATTTATCCCCGATTTTCATGACTAAAGTTGATACCGAAAAGTACGTAGAATTTGTTAAGGGTGTAACCAGTGAACCTAGTCTTGACTATGGTGCAATGGGATCTCGTCTTGCAGAACTTGAGGTAACTGGAACAAATACGTCACAGTTACTGACTGCTGCTCTTGGTCTCTGTGCAGAGTCTGGTGAGTTTACTGAAGTTGTAAAGAAGATTATCTTCCAGGGTAAACCTTACAACGAAGAGAATGTCTTCCATATGAAACGTGAACTAGGTGATATCTGTTGGTATCTTGCTCAGGCATGTATGGCTCTGGATACTACATTCGATGAAATCATTGAGATGAATGTTCATAAACTGATGGCTCGTTACCCTGGTGGTGAGTTTGATGTAACTAAATCAGAAAACCGTATTGAAGGAGATGTATGAAAGAGTATGATCCACTCACACCCTCAGAGGTGAATGATGCAGCAAAAGAGTTCTTTCCACTCTTTGATATCGTGCATCGTAATATGCCAGAGAATTGTACTGTAGAGGATACAATTAAGGTCATGGAAACTGTCTGTGATATGGCACAAAAACGTCGCAATTTTGACACACCTGGTGTTGGTCCTTTTGGATTCAACAAGAAAGTTAAAGAACTTCCAGAAACTGATACAGCAACAAACATTTTTGAATATGGAATCTGAACAGACTGAAATTAAAAAAGTTGTTGTACCGGAAGGTGCAGAACTAATTGATGATGTCTTCTATGTTTGGAAGACTCGTTATGGTTTGTACTCATCAATGACTAAGCAAGGTCGTAAGATGATGACTGGTGGCACTAAAGATGGTGTTACTGAACTGACACGTTGGCACCTTAAGTGTGAGCAAGATGGTACACTAGAACAATACACCAGAGTTGTTGGTGATGCATTTGTTGGCGGAAAACTTTGATTCCGTCTTTTCTGGGGTTATAGCTCAGTTGGTAGAGCGCCTGCTTTGCAAGCAGGATGTCAGGAGTTCGAGTCTCCTTAACTCCATAAATACCTAAAAAGGTAATGGCAACTAACGCAAAAGAAACTGCCAAACAGGAAAATGGTTCTAGAATTTTCTTTGAGCATGTCATTGAAACTGGTAAAGAACCAACAGATAAAATGATGTTTAGTATCTACGATGGATATAGTCCAGAGTGGAGAGATACTTATCGTAAGCAAACTGAAGCGTTAAAGAAATATTTGGGTTCAAATAAAGGATATGAGTATTCCAGAGATAATGGAATCATGCCTTATATTGAAAACATCGCAAAGAAAGAGTGTGGTGTATCTGTAAAGGATCGTTGGAATCCTATGGATATTGTAATGGTTAAAAAAGGTATGAAGAAGGTTATTGAGGGGACTATACGAGAATTGACTAATATTGACGGAATGTCAAAGGATGCAAAATTAGGATTGCTCAATGCTTATATGAGAGAGACCTTGAAAGAAAAGCATCTTGTTGGAGTGTCTTTAAAAGCGATTGCAAAAAATAAAAAAACGGCTAATTCTGAAGTTGCTAATGCTGGTGGAACAAGTATTCCAACTGAAGTCGATATGATTAAAGGATCGTTAAAATGTACTTTAACTTTAGGAAGAAAAAATCCATTCTTGTTTGATACTGGAGAACTTGGATTTGATATGGAGACTGCTAAAGGTGGTAAAATTCATGGACAGTCTAGAAATTTTCAATATTCTAAAGAAAGAAATTTAGTGCAAACTGATCTTACGCCAAAAGGAAAAGATGCTGGTGCTAAACTTGGAAAAGTTTCTAGTGTCGCATTAGATTCTTTCCTTGGTGGTATGGGATTGAATCGTCCAACCTCTGCTGCAAAGGATAAAAATATTCCACCTGTTGGACAGTGGACTAACTCTGCTAAACAATATTGGATTAATTTGTATAAGAAGTTAGATTCTTCAGGTATGGTTGACTTTGGTGAGGTTGCTGTGTATGAAAATAATCAAAAAGTTGCTGAAGGTTTTGATGCAGTTTTAGATTATGCGATTATGTATGAAATGAAGAAATCTGATAGAAGTTCTGCTGGAAGATTTTCTTCTAAGTTAGTTGCTATGGAGTGGGCAAATATTTGGGTCACTATAGCAAAGAAAGGTAAGACAAAGGAATGGTGTACCGCTCTTTATTATGGTGCCAAAAAAGAATTTGGCAATTCCAATGGTCCATTTTTAAAAATTTACTAAATAATGTATAAGGAATACCAATATAAATGAAAAGTTTCTTTCAGTTTCTGAGTGAAGCATCTGATGCAAGTACTCAGGCTAGAAAATTAAACCTAAAGAGTGATGGACATGGTGGTTGGTTAGATTCCAGTGGTAATTTTGTTGCGACTACTGAAGATGGTAAGTTGCAGTTTGTAGATAAGAAGAAACCAAAAGGTCAAGAAGAACCAACTGCGAAACCAAAAGCAGCAGCACAACCAGAACCAACCCAACAGAAAGTAGCACAACCAGAAGAACCTGCAAGAGTATCTGGTGAGACTGATACTGGAGAAGAGGGTACTGAATCTGCAGAGGATACAGCAACTGTTGTATTTGGTAGATTTAATCCACCAACTGTTGGTCATGGAAAACTTTTAAGTGCTGCTAAGAAAGCAGCAGCAGGTGGTGATTTAGCAATTTATCCATCCAGAACTCAAGATCCTAAGAAGAATCCATTGGATCCTGATATGAAGATTTCTTTTATGAAAAAAATGTTCCCTGAGTATAAGGATGACATTATAAATGATGATGAAATGAAATCCATTTTTAATGTTCTTGGTGCAGCAGCTGAAGGTGGATATAAGAATGTTAATATTGTTGTGGGGTCTGATCGTCAATCTGAATTTGACAATCTGGCGCAAAAGTATAATGGAGACTTATATAATTTTGAAATGATTAATGTAATCTCTGCTGGAGTTCGTGATGCAGACTCTTCAGGTGTTGAGGGTATGTCAGCATCTAAGATGAGAAAAGCAGTTGTTGATGATGACTTTGCTGCATTCCGCAAAGGAACACCAAAGGAACTTGATGATGGAGATACTCAGGCACTGTTTGATGCAGTCCGTTCTGGAATGGGAGTTAAGAAAAAGAAAGAAGTTAAGGAGATGTGGGAGATTGCACCTAAGTACGATCCCAAAGGTCTAAGAGATAATTATATTTCTGGTAACATATTTAACATTGGCGATATCGTTGAAAACTTAAACACTGGTTTAATTGGTGAGATTGTTCGTCGTGGAACAAACCATCTTATCTGTGTGACTAAAGAAAACTATATGTTTAAGTCTTGGATTAGAGACGTGATGGAGTACACTGAAAAGAAAATGGAGAGAAGGGAAAGAGTTCCTGGAAAACCAAATACACTTGAGGGTACAGGTGGATATAGAAAAAATGCTATGGCGGCAATAGGTATGAAGAAAATAAAGAATTTTAACATAGAAGAATTCCTAAATAAGTATAAGAAAAAGAAGTCGTAGTATTCTAATGTCTGAAATTCATTTGAAGGATCTTTCAAAGATCTATAACGATCAGATCGCTGAAAAGAAAAAGGACGATACGTATCTTGAACCTGACATGAAGAAGCGTCAGGCAAATAATGAGAAGGCACGTAAGGAACTTGCCAAGGGTCCTCAAATGAAGAACCCTCATTTTGAAGCACTTGATCCTGTAGGACAGGAAGATGGTGATATTGACAATGATGGAGATAAGGATAAGTCTGATAAGTATCTTGCCAAACGTCGCAAGGCAATTGGTAAAGCAATGAAGAAAGAATCACTTACTACTTCTGACTGGAGAAACGATCTTTCAGAAGTTATGACCGATGATATTCAGTCAAAACCAATTAAAGAGAAGAAGGTAAACAATAAAGTAACTATCAATCCTAAACTGGGTGAAGCAGTTGAGGAACTTGGTGGAACTCTTTTAGAAGAAATTGAAGTTGATGAACTTGGTATTATTGTTGAAGAAGTATATGATGAACTGATTGAGGAAGGTTATTCTGAAGATGACGTAGAGTCTGCGATTGAAGATGCTATGGAGGCAACTGTAAGTTTCGGGCATGATACCAAGGAACTCAAGAAAGATGGTTCTCAAGTTGGATCGAAAAGAAAGTTCCTTAAGAGAAAAGCAGGAGAATTTCTTCAGAAGGCAAAGAAGAAAGTGGGAATGGCAGTTGCTCAAGGACGAGTTGATGCCTACAATAAAAAGAGAGAAGTAA